TAATAAATATTTTTTAAGTTTAAACAAAAATACAAAAAAAAACCTCAATAATTGAATAATGAGGTTTGAAAATAAAAACATGAAAAAATTATGCAACAATTACGGTGGCTACGTTCGATTTTGACATATAACCAAGCGGACTTAAAACCACTCGGGTATTGTCTGTTGAATCATAAGTCTCAGCAGAATAAGTTTCGGCCAAAACTGTGGCTGGCACTGTTATTTCATAAGTTTTGTCAGCTTCGTTAGCGACAAAATTAGGTGCAGAAATAGTTAAAACAGTTCCGTTTTTCTTTACCCTTACATTAGTGTTTAAAAGCCCCTCAGCAAAATGCGATCCATCATTAAGTTTTGCAGAAAGTATCAATTTTGTTGCTCCAACTGCTACAGGCGCAAATTCGAATATGACATCGTCAAAGCCTTCTAAATCTCTATTTTGAAAGTCTAAATTTTTTGATTCAATATAAGATACATTTCTATCAAAATCCTCTCTATTAACCTGAACTGTTAAAGATATTGAATTATCATTACCCATAATGTACGCGCCAGTAGACAACAGCCCTAAATCTAAGCCTCTCGCGCTTCCATCTGAATTTTTAGCTAAAAGCATATCTCCTTTGCTATCAAATAGAATTATATCATAGGCTCTATTGCTTTCAAGTTGCATCAAGGCTTTTGCATAATTAATTCCACTATCAAACATAAGTTTCCATTTATAAGGATGTTTAAGCATTAGGTACATTTCTCCAGAATTCGACCTTGTACCCATGTCATTATCTGGAGTTTCATTTTCAAAATTTACAATTCCATTGCAAATTACAGCCTTTCCTTTTTTTGCTAAACCTCGGAAGTATGCTAGATTTGGCGTTTCTGTGGTTAAAATCCTTGTGCCTTTAACCAAGAATACGGCAACTGCAGCGGATTTAAAATCGAAAGAGCATCCACGTCTACCCGTTCCCATCAACTCGTTAAGAGCGCAGGCAACTACGTTTAAGATCATTTTTAATGTATTCATTTCTTTATAATATTAAGAGTTAATAATTTATTGATTAATTTTTCGTTACTCAAAGTAACAGTTTCGCCTTTTGTGTAATTTCTATCGATAGTAACGGGCGATATTACTACGAAAGTTTCGGGTTTAAAATTTGATTTCATTGTTTACGCATCTATCTGTTAACATGGTAATATCGCACTCAAAATTAATTGCATTCCAAATATCCAAAATACCATTATCTTTTGTTTGAATCGAAAAGTTAGGCATCATTTCATGTGAATACTCGTTATCGTCTATAATTGTAATGCCTGACTTTTGAAGCAAAGAAATAAACCAATCTAAAATAACATAAAGATTATCTTTGAAATCTTTTTGATACTGAAAAAAATTTAACTCGTTTGGGTCTGTTGACTTTGTCGCAATTATAAACCTACACTTTCTTTCAATCTTTTGCTTTTGTGTAAACCCATCGCTTTTGCCAGTTACTAGCCAAATTAACGGGTATTTACTTTTATTGTCGATAATAGTCAAGTACTTGTTCAACACATCAATAGTTCCCCATTCATAACGAACTTTAGAGCCATCACTTAAATCAGGCAACAAGGGAACTAATTCCCTAAACTTTTCTTCAAATACATGTATCATATCCCGAAAGTGTTTTTAGTGTCATAAAACTTAAAATTTTCAAACTCAAAAGCTTTATCAACTAAATACCTGTACATAGATACTTCTGTTTCGTCGCAATCTCCGCCCCAATCAATACCATGTCTGTGGTACTCTGGGTAAATTGAATTAATCCCTTGATACTGCTTAATAAATGATTGATTTGCATTTGCAATTTTAAAAGAAGGACTTACTAAAATAGCATTTTCAGAATTAGCCTGTACATTACCCGATTGTGTTAATTGCGAATTAGTCTCAGTTACATAAGTTTCATAAACTCTTTGAGCAATTAAATTTAGATCGTGATTTAAGCCTATCCAAGACTTATTCCCATAATTTTCGCCATTTAATAAAAGCTTCCATCTATCATTTACAACGTTGTCAATGTCGTTTAAAGCTATTTGAAATTGATTGTACAAAGTAACACCCAATGCATTTAGCAAAATAGACTTTTCAACTGAAACACAAAGCGCGTCAATGTATGATTGATTGCTAGGAATAATAACATTAGCGGTCGGTATGTTGGCCGCTAATGGTATATTAATCTGATTTTGCTTTTTAAAATATAAAGATGTTACTATTTGCATTTCTTACTTTTTTTTAACTTCTTTTGGCTCACTTTTTATCTTGGCTACTTTTTCAACACTTATGAGTTGATGCGCTAAATCTATCGCAAAACTAGCAACATCGCCTTTTTTGTAAGTGGCGTAATCATCTGTAAACTCTAGCGTTACCATTATACAGTTGCTAAAGTAGTTAATGCAGTTGTCACATTAGTACAGTGTAAGAAACCAGTTCTGTCAACTACTCTAATTAGCATAGCCATTCTTTTGCGAGCTTTAATCGTTTTTGTATCGCTGGTAAATTGTGCATTTACATAACCTTCAGATAAAACAACCCCTGTTTTTTCGTAGATAGTAGCAAAACGTCTATCCCCTACAACCAATTGATTATCTGGCATATTGTTATCTTCAACAACAGCAAGGCCAGCAATAGTACCGTTAACAGTGTCAAATAGATAGTTGTTTTCTAAATCTTTTGCTAGGTAAAATCTATCAAAAGTTTCTGAGTTCATTACTACAATGTTTGGATCGTACTTAGAGCCTCTATTTTTTACAATAGCTGTACGCATTTTACGAACCAAATCTTTAATATTTGCACCAGCGATACCGCTTGCAACTGGAGTGTAGTCAGGTGCCTGCGCTAACAATCCTGTCAAAGTTTCACCAGTACCAGCACCATTGATTATTTGAGCGTCAATAAACGTGTTTACGTTTATTTCTAAGAATCTATTTAACTCAGAATTGGCTGCATCTGCATCCTCTCCAAATTCCTCAGAAACAGGCAATGTATCCCCAATTTTTCTAATTGGCATTGTGCGTTCAATAAATTTTGCGGTTGATTCTGGAAAAGTACCACCCTCAGCAACCATGGCAGTAGCACGCGCAATAGTGTCTTCGTCCCAATCGTGATATTTAATAATGCCATTATCGTTTGCTTTGTTTGAAATTGGCATTTTAGGAAGTACGTCATATAATGCACGAGCTTTAACACCTAACTGTCCAATATCAGGCAGAACATAAGCATTTGTATTGCCTGTAATACTAGCACGGTTAGTAAGTGCTTTTAACTCAACTTCACCACGTTGACCAGATAAGAGGTTTTTTATAGTCTCTTTGTTTTCTTCAAATTCAACTTTAAAAGCGTCTTTTTCGCCAGCAACTCCCTTGCTTTCTAATTCACCGATTTTGATACCAGCCTCTTTTAATTGCTCTTTTTGAGCCTCGATAACGTCGTTAACAGGCTTTAATGCATCAGCAATAGTTTGTTTTAATTGCTCCGCGTCGTTGGCTTCTTTTGCTTTGAAATATGCATCCGCTTCATTTGGCGTTAATGCTTGAATTTCTTCTTGTGTTTTTTTTACGAACATAATTTTAATTTTTAATTGTGATAAATGTATTTTTTTTGCTCTTGAAGTGTCGTTTTAACTGCTTCGGGTTGAACAAGTGATTGCTCGGCTTGTTCTTTATTTTCGTTAACTTGTCCCGTGGCTCCATTTGAACCAAACAAAACTAAGCTACTTTCTTGTATGTTTTTAGCCTCCCTAACTGGAAAGAAATATTTTAAATCTTTAAAATCCTCTTTATTCGCTATTAATGGGTAAACCTCATCAAATATTAATTTTTCTTTAACATATTCAGATTCATTAGAATTAAAAGCCATGTCAATTTTAACATACTGCATCCTTACCGAGGCTTCTAATTCGTGGCCAGCCTCTAGCCATTCTTTAGCCTCTTTGTTTACTATTTTAGTTTTTTCAACTTTATAAACTAAACAATAAGTTTCACCTTCGTAGTTTTTACCTAAAGACGACCAAGGCAGTTTAGCTGTTAGCATTTCAATGTCTTTCTTCATTGCAATAACATCGCCACGTTTTAAAGAATGGTCAAAAACAAGATAACATTTACCCTGGCTTTCTTTTACTGATTTATTCCAGTTTCCATCCAAATGCACATCTTTATGACTATCTAAGTAGTTTGCAGAATTAACAACAAAATAATAATAATTATCATCAAATTTTATTCCTTTTTCTACATCTTGATTAAAAGCCTTTTCTATTTGTTTTTGATTAGTAACTACCTCAAGTCCTTTTTCAACAGACTTATAAACCTCTGCTTTCTTGGCATCAACAATTAACATCTCACTTTCTTTCAATGCTTTAAAAAGTTCTGCATCGTTATCAAAACTTTTATTTAATTCTTTGCAAAATATTTTCATTTCTTTATTTCGGTATTGTTAATTAAAATTTCTTTTCTTAGTTCTAATTCTCTCCTTAACTCTGGGTTTAAAGACTTCTTTTCTAACATTTTATTAATCTGTGATAGGTCCATAAATTAAAGTTTTAAATTTAACCTCATTTGCTCATCCATTACCTTAGCTTCTTGAGCCGTTACCATCCCGTTAGTTATTGATAACTGAATACTTTCTTGAAACAATTTATAGGTTTCAATTTTAGTTTTTAGTATCTTTTGCATGATCGGTAAGTGGTCATAAGATGCTACAAGCTTTTCGCCTTTTTCAAACAATCCCCATTGCTGGCTAAAACTATCCATGTCACTATCTGCATCAGTTTGGATTGAATTTTGAATCCAATTAATCATAGACAAGTCTTGTTCTTGACTGTTTAACGAAGAAGCTTTTCTAAAATAGTTTATGACTTCCTGGTTCATTTCAAACGCCAATAAACATGTAAGAGCATCATTAGCGAACATTTCATCTAAGAATAGTTTCTTAAAATCACTTACTAAATGTTTAACGTCAACAGGGACATTAGTAATATTTAGCGATTTGTCGTATAAAACACCTTCAATTGATTTTCTGTCTTGTTCGGTTAAAAGAGGCGTGACCCCGTTTGAATTACCTTGATTTGTGGCCAAATATTTTTGGCTCATTTTTAAGTTTATGTTTTTGCTTTTCAGATTTTCATCTATATTCTGAACCACCTTAGAAATACCTTCAAGTCTTGATGGCGACCTCATAAAACTATTTTTAGTGATTCCGTTCGAAAGGTCATAAAAAGGGATTAAATCACCTAATTTTAGTGTATGTTCTGTTTTATCTAGTTTATATTTAATAGTCTTTTCATTAATTTTCTTAAGATCTCCTTTGGTGCCAATGAAACTATCCACTTTATGAGAATCGTTTAAATCAATTTCGGAAGGTATTAAATTGAAAATAGAAGTCACTTCACCGCTTAAAACATTCTTTTTTTGATAGGTATAGTTTGTGCCTACAGCAGACTTAAACCATTCTAATTGATATAAAAAATCTTGTTGTGACTGGAAGAAATTAGGCGTTTTTAATAACTTAAGAACCTCACTATTTTTAATGTCGACGCCTTTTTCATTTACGTGCCTAATTCTCATTTGTGAATAAATCTTGCAGCGTAAAGAAATAATTGTTAAAAGAATAGGGTTGTTTATAGATGATTCTAAATAATCTTTTGAGTTTTCAAAACCTTTGTTCTCTAACATTTCATAGAAAACATTTCCCGATCTATCTCTTTCGAATCGGAATAACTCACGGCCAAATAATCTAAAAGATTTTGTAATCATAGCACAAATATATAAAATTTATTTAATACTTAAATAAAATTGCAAATAAGTTACAACATATCTAAAAGCATCCATCAAGTGATCGTCTTTTTTAATTGGTCTATCGAGGTTCACACCTTTTATTATTTCCCACTCGTAACCTTCATATTCTGTTTGAAAATTTGCCGAATATGGTGTATAATACACTTCTTTTCCTAAAATAAAATCAATACCCGCTTTTACAGATCCAGAACCTTTAACGGCTGGAATTGCATTAAAACCGTTTTGGATCAAATCTGATATTTTAATAGGGTCGGCAGAATCACAAATAAGCGGAATAGTTTTAATAACCCCCATCGTTGCAAGAGTTTCAGATAACGACCCATGCATTTTGTTTATAGGCAAATAAAGTAATTCTTTTGCAAAGAAAGTCTTTTCACCATCAAATTTAACCTCAACTAACGAACTTGGATTAGTGCTACCAAAATCTAGCCCGTAATATGAGTTATATGGCAATTGATTAAACTCTATTTCGGTTATTATTTTCCAATCTCTATATATTTTATTAGGCTTTTCGGCTTTTAAACCAAGCCCGAAAACGGACCAATGATATAAGGATTGACTACCTATAGATTCATTGTATAGGCATCTTTTCAATTCGTTTACTTGCTTATTTGTGTAACAAGAAAGTTGATTATCTGTTAAAGTATAAGCCTCATTTATGTTTATTTTACCAGTCAAAACCAAATCGCAATAGCTAACAGGTTGATAAGATTGGATTTGTATTTTACTTTCTTTGGGGCAAAAAGGATTGTCTAAGAAAGTAGAGAATAAAGTGATTGTATTATCTTTTCTCTTTTCATCATCTACCCAGTGATTTTGTTTAGGATTCCAGTCAAAAAGAATAAATTTCGATGTTCTTTGAGCCAACTGCCTGTAAACTTCTAAACTGAAATTATAAGGCTCATTTATCCAGCAAATATCCTGCGTCATACCCATTGCGTCGTTTTCGTCGTCAAGCCCTGTAAATCTAATAAATGAATTGTTGTGTAAAAAAGTCCAGGTATGGTTTGTTCTATTTCTTATAAAATATTTAGCTAAATTTTCATCTTTAATGTAGTTATCAAATTCATCTAAAGTAATTAAATCTTTTTCAAGCTCTTGTTTTCTGCCTTGTGGATCCGAAATCCATTTTATAAAATCTATCTCCACAATGTCACGGCATGACTTTTGTGTGTCTCTTAAAATTGTACAGGTAGTTAATGGGTTTTGGTATAGGTACAAAAAAATAGCTTGAAAATCAGACCATGTTTTACTACTTCGTGAGCTGCCTTCTTGAACTATTAATTTATATTTCTTTGAGTTTATCGCGCCCCAAACGTCTTGAAATACTTTTGTAGCTTTGAAATTAATTTCACTCATCGTCTTGAGTTGATATTATTTCAACTTTTATATTTGATGGAGTTGTCTTAATCTCTCCACTATGTTCCTGTTGGATTTTGTCTTGAAGTCCTAATTTTCTTGCAATTATGTTAGGATTAAAAGCACCTACTGTAGCTCCTTCAAATTGTTGGCTTTCAATAATTGATCTTATACGTGTTGTGACCTCAAAGAAATCTTTGTATTGTTCTTCTTTACTTTCGTAATTTCTAAATGTCTCAGTGCTTATATCAGCGAATAAACAAAAGCTTTCTATACTCATAGGGGTTTGAGTTGGCACGTCTATTAAAGTACCCGCCATATCGCCCGATTTAATAGGGTCTTTTTTATTCCAAACTTTGTCAATCATCCACTCAAAATACTTAACTGCTTCATCCCAAAATAAATCAGGGGAGTATCTAAAGTCACGCCCATGTTTATTTCTAAATTCCCAATAGTTATTTCCTTTAGGTGCTGCCATAATATTTTATTTAAAAGTCTTTCATAAAAAAAGCCTTAGCCGTAACTAAGGCTCTAAACCTAAAAAACATGAAAAACTCAATACAAACTTAGTTCTTTTAATTGGATTAAACAAAAAAAAGACCTAAAATTAATTAAGTCTTTTTGTCTAACTAAATAACTAACTATGAAAAATTTTCTTTATGAATTGTAAATGTAAGTATTTATTTTTGATTATAAAAAAGTTTGTTTAAATCTTTAATTAAATTACATAAAAAAATTATACCAATAATTCTAATACCCAAGTAAGTAGCGTACTGCGTAAAGAAACAACAGCTAATAAAAAGGGAAGCGGTTGCAATAATGTTAAGGATTTCAAAAGTTTTTTTCATATTTTATAAGGGTTTAATTGTATTCATATTTTTAATTTTTATTTATTAACTCAAAAATGCAAAAATCTTTTAAAAAAACTATTTGCAAAATAGTAACATCTCTACGGTTATAAGAAGGATTAAATTTAAATAGATTTTCAGAGATGTTGCCTGTTGGAGACAATCTAACAAAAAAAGAATCGTCTTGTGTTTTATTTATTATTAAGTTTTCCATGAGTTAGTTTTTAATTGGGTGGATGCTTCCGTCGCTGGATACGTAAACAGTGTAACTATTACCAGACGAGCAAATGACTTGATATATACCTTGTCCATTTGTGCCACCTGTTTCGAGTTCGTAAGATACAACTCTACACTCAGATTTGCAAGTGTTACATGTTTCTTTATGTATAAATTTATAAACGATTTCTTTTACAAAGTCTACGTTTTCTGGCTTTTCGCTTGGCGTGCATGCTGCGATAGTGAATAATAGGAATAAGATTAGTTTTTTCATAAAAATAATTGTCTTAATGTTTTAAGGTTGGGGTTTAGGGTTAATTGAAATGGGATTAAATCTTCGATTATATCAAAGTCCTTTAAAAATATTAGTTTTTTATCTCGATATTTAATTATATTTTTAAAACCATCAAGAATTTCAAAACCCTCAAAAATAACGTTTTCTTTGGCTTGTCTATACTCTTCATTTTCCAGAAACCACAAACAACTATCTCTTTTAATTGGTTGGGGTTCTTCTAATACCACCCACTTATCATCAACTAATTTAGCAGGAACAAACATACTAATGTTTAAGGGTTGGTTTAGAAAGTTGGCGTATTTAAGTATTTTATAAAATCTGGTTGATCTTTCTCTATTCTGGTGGTTTATGCTTTGGCATTCCATACCAAAACTAGCTAAATCCAAAACGTACTGAAGCATTGTTTTTTCTAGTTTCATTTGTTTTAATTTTGTTTGTTATCTAAGAAAATTAAGTATGCTAAAAATATCCATACGCAAAATGGAATTGCAAAATAAATCATAATCAGTTACTTTAAAATTATCACCCCTAAGTCTCTCTTTGGGATATCAGTACAAGTGTAGATTGTTTTTAATTTATTTTTGTTTAAACTAAAATCTACTTGTACCTCATTATCTTTTGGCACTTGGATTTTAAAAGATCCATCGAAATCAGTGTAGGCCACTTTGTTAAGCCATGTGATTTTGATTCCATAAAGGCTTTGACCTGATTCATTCGTTACGCGACCGGTTAAATAGTTTCTTTCTGTGCCTACAAAAAGAAGTAATGTTAAAAAAAATAGTTTCATTTTTATTGGTTTTAGTTAGATTAATTTTAAAGCGTTTTCAATTACTATTGCAGATTGCTCTTGAGTTAGGTTGAATTTTTCAACTAACATATTTGAAAGAGCAAAAACATATTTCGTATCTCCAAAACCTTGAGATAACATTTGTAATAATATTTCTTTTGCAGTTGTTAAAGCGTTTGCGATGTTTAATTCTAATGTTGTCATTTTCTTAAGTTTTTTTCTTTAGCTTTATTGCTTGTACAAATATACAAATACTTTTCAAGCAGGCAAAGAAATTCTTAATTTTAACATAACTTTAACTTTTAATGTTCGTATTTTTTAGATAAAAATTTATAACCGATTTTAATAAAGAAGCTGGTTACGTTTTTAGGATCTGCACCAGAATATAAAAAGTCTTCTCGGTAGTCTCTAGTTAGCTTAACGCCTATGTAAACGTCATTGTCTTTGCTAATGAATTTATCCCAGCCAGCCTCTAAGCCGTGAACGTTGTAGCCGTCACCATCTCCAAACTGCTCTGATTTACCCCTGTAGATATGCCCTAATTTAAAACCGATATAGTATCTGTTTTTATCAAAGTAACCATTTGTTAGGTTTAATCCTATTCCTCCCTGATAATCAACATACCCACCAGTCAACGCGCCAAAAGTTTGTACCCCAAATTTTAAATAAATAATCTTATGCAGATACTCAATATCTGTTATCTGGTTTATTCCTTTTTCTTTTATCGATGCTCCAGGGTCAAATGCCATCGATACCCTAAATTCTTCCTTATTTGCAAATCTTAAATTTTGCGCGTTTGCCCCAATTGCCAGGGCGAATAGTAGTATAAAATATATTACTACATAGATTAAATCATTTTTAATTGTTTTCATGGTGTTTTTTTTTATTCGTTAGAGTTGATCCATTCAACTATTTTGTTAATTTTTTCATTGTTTTGCTTTTGTTGTTCTTCCGTTAAGTCGGAAAAATCACAGGGCGTGCCATCGCAAAGTAAATTAATTAATATTTCTTTAGTAAAAGATACGCCAGATTTAAATCCATTTCCGAAATAAGCATTTTGTCCAGCTTCTTTATAAGCTTCGTCCATTCCTTCCTTAATTGTTTTCATTTTTTTTTGGTTTTAAAATAGTTAATAATTTTTTCGCCTAAAATGTCTCTACAAATATCGGCGGTTTCTTTTTGATTTTTGATTTTTACAGCAGTAGCAGCAGCAGCATCAGCAGCATAAGCAGCAGCATCAGAAGCATAAGCAGCAGCATCGCAGCATCAGCAACAGCAGCATAAGCAGCAGTAGCAGCAGCATAAGCAGAATAAGCAGCAGCATAAGCAGCAGCATCAGCAGCATAAGCAGCAGCATCAGCATCAGCAGCATCAGCAGCAGTAGCATAAGCAGCAGTAGCAGCAGCAGCAGCATAAGCAGCATAAGCAGCAGTAGCAGCAGTTTTCAATTCTTCAATAGTCGCTTTTCCCAGCCCGAATTGTTCAGCTACTTTGACTGCGGTTATACTTCTTTCATCTTTCATTAGATTAATTACAGTCATTGTGCATCTCGCTTTAGCAATGGTCAAGGTCTGTAAATCAATGTTAATTTTTATTGCGAGCCATAACAACCAATCGCCTCTTTCGCAATTTCTTACTATTTCTTCTATGGTTCTATTTCCAGCCCATTTAATAGCTGGCTCGCATGCGTTTAGTTTTTTTAAAATCTCTTTCATTTTTTTTGGTTTTATTTATTAATAATTTCGATTGGTCGGGCGCAATACCCGTCTTTAAATTGTTTTAATTTTCCGTTAGCTAGGAAAGATTCTAATTGGTCTATGGAATCAAAATTTTTTATTTCTTCTTCATCAAAGAACTCACGTATAATCCCAGACCCATCAATATAAATTTCTAAAAATACAGAAATATTATTTCTATTGTTGAAATCTTCCATTAATTTAAGCGTTTTTTTCATGGTTTTATTTTTAAGTTATTAATTTTCGTCTAAGAACACTTGGACCTGTTCTTTTGAAAAATACCGCTTGCCGTTTTTAGCTACTTTAACGGGTGTATAATCTTTCATTTTTTTTTGGATAGTCGTGACATTTGAGCAATAAAGCTCGGCAATTTCTTGGTAGTTGAATACTTGTTCTCCATTAGGGCTAAAATCATTATATTTTGATAAATCCTCTTTTAGTTCTTCTTTTTTAATTACAAATTTGCCTTTTCTTTCAAAATAAAATTGGGTTAATTTTTTATTAATACTACTATAACATTGGTT